GACAATGTATTCCCTGTATTCATGCCTGATAATCAAGATGTTAATGATGTGTTCCTAACCGAGGGAGCAGATGGATTACGCAGACGAGTGGGTGCTTAACCTTGGTTAAAAATTCAGCGTTTGATTTGGACTTTGGTTATGGGCGCAAGGGTGAGCAGTTAGTTGAGGAACTGCTTACTCAAGGCAAGAAGGTTGAAGTTAAACGAGATAGAAAATGGTGGGTCACCAACAACCTATACATAGAAGTTGAGTGTTGGTATATGAAATCCCAATCATGGGAACCATCGGGTGTAATGGTAACTGAGGCAGAGTACTGGGCATTTGTGCTAGAACAAGGCGTGCTTTTGGTTCCAACATCACATGTACTTTACGCGGTTAAAGAGTTTGGTCGTGAGATAACTTGTGAAATCCCTCCTAATAAAAGTAAGGGTTATCTCATAACCGTTGATGATTTGCTTATGGCAATGCGTAAATTAAAGAACGAGAAGGCAGAAACTAAAGATGGATGAACAAGATAAAGTTTGGGAAACCATTTATAGTATTGCCCGACAGGTAGCAAGCCGTTCCAATCGTATCCATCGTGGGCTTGTAAGCACTGATGATTTGTACCAGCACATGTCCTTGTGGGCACTAGAACATTGGCATAAGATTGAACAGTGGCAAGATGAGGAAAGTTTAAAGTATAAATTACGCAGAACTTTCTACAATGAAGCACAGAAGTATGTTGCTAAAGAGCGGTCAAGATACTCTCGTTCACCCATGTCAGATTCCTTTTACTATACCCATGAGGTATTGCATGAGTTGTTGCCTGATGTATGGGAGCATATTGGTTGGGTTGATACACCCGATATGTCGCAAGAATTCATCACTCACACAAGTAAACCATCAGAGGGTGGCAACAGATTAGCCTTGCTGTCAGATGTTGCATTTGGTTTAGACCGTTTAAACAAGAACGATAAAGACCTGTTGCGTATGCGTTATGCACATGGTGGTATGGAATTTTCTGCACTCGCTGAAACTTATGGTGCTAGTGATGAGGCAATACGCAAGCGTGTTAAGCGTGCCTTGGATAAGTTACAGGATAGACTTGGTGGTGAGCCACCTGTTTGGCGTAGCCGTAGTCGTAGGCGTAGCAATGCAGAGGCAAGAGCAGAGATAAGAAACCAAGAAGAGAGTGGGGACTGAGATGAAATCTATATTGCTGGAGTTACAGATGTTGCTCCTTGATTTGGAGTTCTATAAATTGGTAATGGAAATACTTATTGGATTGGGATTGTAATGATTGTTGGATTGAGTGGATACGCACAGTCAGGTAAAGATACCGTTGCTGAATTGCTTTGTTTAAACTATTCGTTCAAGCGCATATCCTTTGCCTTGCCTATACGCGATGCAGTCTTTACTTTAAACCCATTGCTCGGTGATAACTCACGCGTTGAGGATTTAGTTAACGAGTATGGTTGGGAAGTAGCCAAGTCTAATCCCGAAGTCCGTAGATTATTACAGGTGTTTGGTACCGAAGTTGGGCGTGAATTGTTTGGAGAAAACTTTTGGATTGACCAAGCGTTTAAACGAGCCGATGAATATGAGCGGGTTGTGTTCTCTGATGTGCGCTTTCCTAATGAAGCACATGCGATTGAACAAAAGGGTGGTGAAGTGTGGCGTATAAACAGACACAATCATGCACCAGTTAATCGTCATAAGAGCGAGCATGCTATGGATAACTTTATGTTTAAACATGTTATATATAATGATGGAACTTTAGATGAACTTGCTAATCAAGTATTTGAATTGATGCACAACATACATAAATTATAGAAGGCACCCACCATCGGGACTGGAACCTAGGTGAGTGCCTCGTAGGGAAGTGTATCGCACATATTAAACTGAGTGCAACTCCCCTCGTGTCGGATTAAGTGAGATTTCACTCACTCTCCAACCTAATTTTCTTCGCATAATCTTTCGTGCCAGTGCAGTTGTTCCGCCCCATGTTCCGAATCTTTCGTGTACCAATCCCCACTCTAAACACTCTGCTTTGATTGGGCAATTAGCACATAATCTTTTGATTATGTAGTCAGGGTTTTCTCTTTCTTCTACTGGATAAAAAAGTTCTGTGTCTATGCCAACACATGCACCTTGTTTAAACAGTTCATAGTTATACCGCAGTCTGTAAGTTATTGTTCCGTTTGGTTCCTCAATCTGACTTAATATCCTATGGTACTTTGGTTTCGTTAACATAACCTGCTCCAATCATATAGTCCAGTACGGTTTTCAATAGAAGTTCACACTTGATTCCATCACGCAAGGTTGCTGGCTTGCAATCCTCTATTGACCAAGTAAAGTGTTCGTCAATCAAATGATTGGTTAGTTCACTGATAAGCGCTTGATGCATTTTAATACCAGCCTTTCGCCAAGTGATGAGCGTATGCTCTGCATATCCCACCGTTTTTTCCGAATTTTCTATCTATGTATAAGAGTCCAGCATCAACCTGTTTAAATCCATCTTTCGTTGGCTTAACACCGATGTTTTTCCATGTACTATCTAGTAATTGTGGTATTCCCATGGCACTAGACTTTTTGTTCTTGGCTTTTGGTCGCCAGTTTGACTCGCGCATCCACAATTCATAGAGGCATTGGTACTGTTCAAGTTTGTCTAGTTCAATCAACCGTTGAATTGCGTAGCGTTGATATTCATTTTTATGAAAGGCTACTACGGTTCCTGCTATGTGTTTACCGCTAGGTAATGGGGATACAGGTATGTGCGACTTATCAAAAAACTTATCGTCAATCGCCACACTTAAAGTTACTACTAGAAATATGGCGACTAACCGTTTAAACATCACGAGATTATCTCTTCATCTTTGGCACTGATGTTCTTGATAAGCGTGGATATGTACTCAGGAATATCAGTATCATAACCCTCACCATCAGATGCACCGACAACAATCATGTTGCCTGCTAAGTATGGTGTGTTCCCGAATAAGAAAGAGATTGCACTGCCCAGTGGATTTAAAGGTAGTTGCTTTAGCAATCCTTCATCATCTACATAAGCACACGCTATCTCTACACCGTTGTAGTCATACAGTCTGACTGCCTCAATGTATCCATCAAGAGCATCTTGATAATCGGTGAGTTGTTTAAACACTTTCTCTAAGTGCGTACCGTTTGGTTTGATTACGATGCCTTTGACATTTCTTAGTTCACTCATTTACTTACCCCCTTTACCGCCTCTTTGTAATCCTTGCGAAGTTGCAGGATAATTCGTTGGAAGTTTTTCTCATCAGATTGAGTCCATAGTTTGGCTTGAGTTTGGTTGACTCGGTGTTCTGCAAGTGCGCCATTGACTATGAGCATTTGTTCTTTAGTGAGTTTCATGTTTAGTCCTCATCTCCCCACATGCGGTCAGGTTCTCCGCCACATACGCAGTCTAGTTCCTCACAGTTTTCGCAAGGTTGATTGATGCCAAGTGCGACATCATCTCCTTGTAGATACATTGGCTCAGACATTTGACTCCTCATCATTTTTCTTAAGGTCGTTTATGGTTGGCTCATTGACTCGTTTATACATAGGTGCAAGTAAGTTTTCAAAAAACTCATGCAACCTGTTGTAGTACCACCAATCCCAATCATCTTTAGTGGTCATTGGTTGACCGCCTTTAGATTTTCAAGTGTCTGCTCTAATTGTGCAATCCTCTCGGCAGTAGTTAAGCGTGGTGTTATACCGTACTTTAACTTTTCTGCTTTAAAGATTGCTTCATACTCAGCGCGGTGATTGGCAATGAGTTGTTCCATTGCATCGTACTTTGCTTTGGCATATATGTTTGAAGTTGATTTACTCATTAGTTCACCAAGTCTTTCATCATATTGTTGAGTTCAGCATAGGATAATTTATTGCTCACCCATTTACAACCATCTTTGGTTGAGTCATTTTCTAATCCTGCTACCTTTACCCAATCACGATAAGGTTTTACGCCTTTGTATACGGTCATGAATAAACGAGCAGATAGGTACAGTGCGTAGTCATTGTTAATCCACAGTGCACAGTTCCAAGTGTCGTAGTTTTTCCAGCCTTGGTAAGTTGTTTGATTACTCATTACTTTATCTCCCAAGTTAAGTCATCAAGGTACCACTCAAAACTCATGCCACCGTGTTCATCTTGGTTCCAATTTACTACCCAATCAGGTCTTACCGTAGGCACCTGCCAATAGGTTTCATAGCCATTAAACTCATCCCAAAATAGGGTCAGTTCATAACTTTCTCCATCATGGGTAAAGTAGATATATCTTTTCCATCCAGTGTCCTCATGGCGTGAGCCTTGTATTTGGATTTCTTTAGTTGTGTTCATGTTAGAAGGGTCTTTCTACCATGTTGGCTACTTGCTTGCGAAGATTTGTTACACGCTCACGCAACCAAGCATTTTCTTTTTCTAATTGTGCATTTCTTTTTATAGCAATAATCATTACGCTAACAGAAGTAATAAGCGCAATCATTACTGCAATCAAGTCAGTTCCTAACATTTCCAGCCTTTCGTTTGTGTAGCCTTGTTGCTACGGTGTAAGTATTTCAGTTCATAAGATAGAAGTCAAGCATTTAGTTTAGATTTCCAGAAAATAATTTCTATGTTGTTTAAACAATACGCACCAGAGGGAAGTGGAAGATGGTTATTTTTGTTGGATTGTTTAAACAGTTGGCTCCAGATTACAGCATGCTGAAGATACCTTTGTTTAAACAAATAAGAAAACCCCCCAACATTTTGGCGGCTGAGGGGTTGTCCTGTTTAAACGATTAGAAGTTTAGGAACTCGTCATGCTTGTCCCACCACTTTGAATACTTGTCTGCTTTGTATTGGTTGTACCTACCGTACCAATCCATATCACTCTCAGCAGACTCTTTGGTAGTAGTCCAGTCGTAAAGTTTAAACGACTCGCGCTTTGCAGGTGTGAAGGTTTCGTGTTTGATGATACGACCATCACGAATTTGGAAGTACTCACCCTCTTGCGCCTCGTATAACCAATCCATTTCACAATCGGTCATGATGCATGCGTTCTCTACGGTTTCCTTAGTAGAGCCATAGAATAGAGAGCCAGTACTAGCCTGTGCAATCCATAGTGGGGATGAATTTAAGCGTGCCAAGTGTAGGTTGCGTGGGTCATTGGCAGTAATCCATGCAAGGGCAGCCGTTCCGTATACCTCAGTTAATGCTTGCCATGGCTTGTCTTTTGAGAAGGCAATCAAGGCAGCCACTGCTTCGCTGTCTACCTGTGCAACGCGAGGCACGCCTAACTGTTTAAACAATTCCCTGTCGTTGCTGATGTGCCCGTTGTGTGTGAGCACAATTTTGCCACGAGGAATTGGGTGGTTGTTGCTTGCATTGGTTGGCGAGCCTTGAGTTGCGAACCTTGTGTGAAGGATTGCAGTGGTTGCGCCACCGCATAACTCCTTGCCAGCATTGGGCACGAATTTACTTGCTGAGATTGGTGCCTTGCGGATTACACGCTTGCCAGTGCGTGGGTTAATCCATGCGCCACCTGTTGCATCTGTGCCACGGTGTTCAATATCCATAAGCATCTGACCTGCAAGGTCTGAGGTGCTTACGCTTTTGTAATGCTTAGGGTCTAAGCAATATCCTGCTATTCCGCACATATATTTTTCTCCAGTCTGTAGTAGTTAGAAGTTAATTGTATCACAACCGCGAATTAGTATTCACAACCTTTGCAATCAGGTCGTAAACAATCTCCGCAGATTACTCGTTCGTTTAAACAATCATCATTTGTCATGGTTTTTTTCTCCACTGGTGATTGCCTTGTTCCCTGCCCAAATTATTAGCCCGATGAATAGAAGCGCTCTGCCATCTATCCAAGTGAGCCACCAAGGTAGCAAGTTGTAATCCATTACATCCAGTCCTTCCGTTTAAACACTTAGGTATCTCCTAGGTGTTAGTGCCTGCCGTAGGGATTGCACCTACGCTTAGCCCACTAGGGGCAGGCGACCCTCTTACTTAAGGGCGCGTGCTCGGTTCTTGAGCCAATCGCCAGTTGAGGCGTTTAAACAATCGAAGGTAACCAAGGTGTCCAGCAAGTTAACGCACGACTCGGCATCTCTTGAGCGAGGGTCTGCCCATGGATTGAGATTTGAGTTGAGGTTTAGATTAACGCCTTGCACGCTAATCTTGATTAAACCAGCGATGAACTGGCTCCATGCGATTGCTTTAACACCGTTTAAGGTGCCTTGGTGTAGGCGAACCTCAACGGTGCCGTGGCGCTCCAGCGCATCAAGGTTTAGGGATTGGTAACGACTTGAGGCTCTGAAATTGCCACCGTTTAAACGGCTCGCAATATCCTCGGCATCATGTTGTTGTAAAACTCCGCAGTAAGAATTGCGAAGGCGTGAAGGTGCAACCAGTGCACCGATTGCATGGTGCATTGAGTAGTAATTTAAAACGAACTGGCTCAGTGTTGAATTGAAAGCATCACCGAAGGCTCGTGCTCCAATATGGACATGAAAGCCCGTTGCAGTATCAACACGAGCACCAGCATTTTTTAGAATTTTGGTAACTGCCACTGCCTCGTTTAAACGGCTTTCGTCAAGGATTGGAGATACAACCTCTGCACCTCGTGCCACTGAACCGTCATATACGGCTTTCCAGTTTTGACTTGTTTCATGAGCGCGGTTAGGCATTTCGCAGTTAATTCCGCCTTCATTTAAAACGCGGTGAGCCTTTTGCACTGATACGCCTTGCACCTCAAATTCCATGCCGAAGGTAGTCATTAGCGCACCGCCTCAGTCATTGATTGATTGCACCGAGGGCAGATTGGGGTGCCGAAGGTGATAATTGTTGAGCGAGAAATTCTCGCGATGTAGTTATCGGCTAAGCAGATAACTTTGCGAAGGCGTGTTGATTGCTTTGCCTTTGTGTCTGCATTGGTTGCAGTCATTTTGTTGAACCTTTCCAGTCGGTCATTGGCAACCAGTTTTGCCAATAGGAGAATTCAATCAGATGTTTAAACAAATTTCAACAACCCTCTAAAAGCATTGATTTTAACTGACTTTAGGGCACTTTGATGATTAGCCATTGATTGATTTATCCACTGAAAGCATGAGCAGTTTAAACGGCAAGTAAAAACACTACTCACCAGTAACACGCTAAAACCATTGATTTATACTGCTTTTAGCCATTGATGAATTACTGCATGCTCTAAAGTGATATTAAACAACTGACTTTAGAAGGTTACTGGCAAGTAACTTGTTTAAACATTTGCTCACTTTGCAGTTGCGATTGATGCATGGGGGGGCGCGGGCTTACTGATTGCAGAGTCAGTGCCTCACCGCGCCCTAGCACTGCTCTGCCCTAGTTTTGTTTTGCTAAGTGCATGCAGTTTTGTTTAAACACTTTGCAAGGTGCAGAGCGAGGTGCAAAATCTGCACCCCAGGGTTTTTAAAAACACTGAGCGTGTGTGTGTATGTATCTACTTACATAACTTTGCTAGTCCTCGCCCCCCATAAATGTGGCTCTGACCTGCGGTTTTATTGATTTACTATAAGTGTGGCGTAAATCACATGCCCAGAAGTGTCCGCTAAGGACCTTCTGGACACCTATAGTATAAGTGAGGAGGCAAAATTATCGGAGCCTCCGAACAGTAACTACAACCCGTAGGGTTGTTGCCTAGTATTAGCCCTAACCTTCGGGCTTCGTTTGAACTTCGCCCTTCGGTTAGAAGTTAAGCCCAAGGCTCCCTACAGTCCGCCTTGGAGAACCTATGGAAAGAAAGCGCGTAACCTCTGCATCACATAAGAGTGATGCCATCAAGAAGCAAGTTATTGATTTTTTAATGCAGGGTTACTCTACCCAAAAGGCTATGGATGCCGTAGGTAGGAGTGTTAAGACCTACGAGTACTACCGAAAGGTAGACCCTAGTTTCGCTCTGGCTGTAGACAAGGTGCGGTCTATGACCGCTAGAGGTGAGATAGGAAATGTAAGAGGGGAAGTACCACCCTTCCCCGAATTCTCAGAAAAGTATCTGGGTACCAAAGTTTTTAAACACCAAGAACACTGGATTGACCTACTGGAAAGTAGAGAACCCAAAGACCTACACCCTGCCATAACCTATGAAGAGGGTGCTCAAGATTTATTAATTGTTAATACTCCACCAGAGCATGCAAAGTCTACGACCATTACGGTCAACTATGCTGTCTATCGGATTTGCCAGAACCCTAATATCAGAATCATGATTGTGTCCAAGACACAGGCTATGGCGCAAAAGTTCCTGCTCTCCATTAAGAACAGACTAACACATCCTAAGTATCAGGACCTACAACTTACCTTTGGACCTCCAGGGGGATTTGAAAAGAATTCTGATTCATGGAAGCAGGACCTCATTTACCTATCATCCGAGGCTCGTGACTCAGGTGAAAAGGACCCTACCGTGCAGGCTATTGGTGTACGGGGTCATATCTACGGTGCTCGTGCAGATTTGATTATCATGGATGACTGTGTTGATAACACCAACGCCCATGAATACGAAAAACAAATTGACTGGATTCAATCTGAAGTTATGTCCCGTATTGACGACAACGGGGGCAAACTTTTAATTATTGGCACTCGCCTAAGACCTAGAGATTTATATTCAGAACTACGCGACCCTATGCGCTACCCTGATGAAACTTCCCCATGGACTTACTTTGCACAACCTGCAGTATTAGAATTTAACGAGGACCCCGACAAGTGGGTAACGCTATGGGCAAAAACTAACATAGCCCCCATATCAGGTGTTGGCTCTCCCGATGCTGATGGGTTGTACCGCAAGTGGGATGGACAGGCTCTCCATAAACGCAGGGCAAGACTATCTCCAAACTTATGGGCAATGGTTTATCAGCAACAACAAGTTCACGAAGATTCAGCATTTCCATCCGAGGCTATTAAAGGAATTATTAATGGTGCTCGCAATGTTGGTCGCATACCAAAGGGCAAGGCTGGTGTAAGACCAAACGGTATGGATGGATTGATTGTGGTCGCAGGACTAGACCCTGCAGGCTCAGGTCATACCGCAGCCGTATGTTTAGGTTTAGATATATCTACACAGAAAAGATACCTGCTAGATGTATCCAATGTCGCTGGCATGAAGCCTGATGCGATACGAGAATTAATTAAAAACTGGACTGACGATTATCAGATTTCTGAGTGGCGAGTTGAGAAAAATGCTTTCCAAACGATGTTAACTCAGGACCGTGAGGTACGAGAATACCTTTCGTCCAGGGGTGCAATACTACGAGAACATCATACAGGTCAAAACAAATGGGATACTGATTTCGGGGTTGCATCCCTGACGACACTATTCCACGGTTGGGAAGATGACAACGCATTAATTGAGTTCCCATCAACCCATGCTTCTGAAGGAATTAAAGCGCTCATTGAGCAATTAGTAACTTGGTATCCAGATGCGCCGAAAAGTCAAAAGACAGATACCGTAATGGCATTTTGGTTCGCCGAACTTGGTTGCCGTGACAGGGTAGCAAACGCTTCAACATTTGCCCGTACTCATAACAGCCTTAGCATGTTCCACACTCGTTATGACCGCAACCGACAAATCACTCTACAACTAGACGACATATACTCATAGAATAGGACTAGGCGTGCCACTTTCCCTAGACGAAATTAAAACTAATTACGAACGCTACAAGCAAGCCTTTGCTGACCGCGATACTCGCATGGAGCAAATCCTTCTTGTACGCAAGGGTCGTATGCGTGATGTGTTCCCAGATTTGTTTCCAGACGGTCCATTTGAGAACCCTATTGTTGCAAACATGGTGGACATTGCAGCACGAGATTTGTCAGAAGTTATCGCACCCCTTCCTGCTTTCAACTGCAACTCACCAACTATGGTGTCAGAGAAAGAACGCAAGAAGGCAGATAAACGCGAAGAGATTGTAAACGGAATTGTTGACTTCTCTGATTTACAAACCCAGATGTTTACTGCTGCTGACCGTTATGTTTCTTACGGTTTCGTACCAGCACAGGTTGAGGTTGACTTAGATAACAACATGCCAAGAATCCGCTTTTTAGATTCTTATGGTTGCTATCCAATCATTGACCGCTTTGGCAAAGTCCATGGTATGTATCAAAGAATTAAGAAGCCTCTGGCTGACTTAATGGCTTCATACCCAGAATATGCCCATCTTCTATATGATAAAGATTCAACCAACTCAATGTTGGAAATTATTCGTTATCATGACAAAGACCAGGATATTCTATTTGTTCCTCAAAGAAACAACATAGTCATAGATAGGGCACCAAATCCCATTGGTGAAGTTCTTATTCGTGTAATTCAGCGACCATCACTTGACTCTGAATCAAGAGGACAGTTTGACGATGTACTAGCAATTCAAGTTGCTAAGGCTCGTTACGCACTACTTTCGCTTGAGGCTGC